ATCGGCGTTTCGGAGGATTGGAAGACGCTTATCAGGCTCGGACACGAAGCAGGCGCGGACAGCGTAACGACAGAGTTCTTCTGTATGGAGGCGCGAGCAGACGAACGCCTGAAAAAGAGATACGCGGATATGTCAGCCGTTGCAGGCTTTGACATTCACGCGTTCTATATGCAACAGAGCAAACAGCACGGATATAAGCGACTCAACAGGAGCATTAAAGCACCTATTATCCACGCGATGCGAGACTACGCACATTCGCTTGGTATGCGCTTCCACGTATCGGACGCTTTTTGCAGAGAGTGCAACGACGCTTGCAACTGTTGCGGCGTTCCGCCCGAATGGAACGTGAGTCAGACGGGAAACATCGGGAACGCGATCATCATAGCCAGAGAAAAGGGCTTTGTAACATTCTCCGACATTTTGCCGGAGATAGAAAAGTATTTCAGTTTTCCGTGGTGCGGCGCGGCAGGCTACAACACGGGAAGCAATAAAGCGAGGGCGATACGATACGACTTGACGATGGCGCAGTATTTGCGTAACAACTGGAACAACCCCAGCGGCGGCAATTCGCCATACAAGGAGTACGGCGGTATCCTCGTGCCGGACGGCAGAGACGAACACGGCGACATCATTTACCGATATGCAAAAAAGAGAGGAGAGGAGGCTGATGGGAAAGCGGATAGTTGACACAGAACACATCTGGGAACGGCAGGAAAACGAGTCCGCAGAAGCCTATGAAGCGTTCTCTTTGTATCGGGATATGCCCCCAGCCGAGCGCAGTCTTGCACAGGTTGGGCGAAAGTTAGGTAAATCAAAGGCTTTGATGGAGCGATGGAGCAGCAAAAACGAGTGGCGACACCGCGTCCACGAATACGAGAAGTACATCGACGCGCTTGCGCTCCACAAAGCGACGACGCAGCTTGCAGAAATGCGAGCGCGACACATCAAAATCGGGCAGATGCTCCAGACCAAAGGACTGAAAGCCCTCGAAACGATGAAGCCGGAGGAAATCTCCGCAAAGAACGCTATCCGAATGGTAACGGACGGAATGAAAGTCGAGGAGGATATGGCGGAGGCAGAAGCTGCCGCGCACACTCCGACCACACGCGACAATGCAGAGGACGAAGCACTCGCGAAACTCGACGACATTCTGGGGAGGATAAAGAGTGGCTTCTAACGATTTCTTTTCCCCGATGCAACAGGAGTTCTTTATGAACGCCACGCACCGCTGGAACATCAAAACAGGCGCGACGCGAAGCGGAAAGACCTATATGGACTATTTCGTAATTCCCAAGCGCATACGAAACTGCACCGGAAACGGGCTTATCGTTCTTATCGGAAACACGCAAGGAACGCTCGAAAGAAACATCTTTGAGCCGATGCGCAACATCTGGGGCGAAACGCTCGTCGGCAAGGTACGCGGCAGCAGTAACACGATACGGCTGTTTGGCAAAAAGTGCTTTGCTTTTGGCGCAGACAAAAAGACAGCAGTAGACCGACTGCGAGGCGTTGGCATTGAGTATTGCTACGGCGACGAGGTGGCAACGTGGAACGCAGAGGTGTTCAATATGCTCAAATCCCGTCTTGACAAGCCGAACAGCACGTTCGACGGGACTTGCAACCCAGAGGGTCCTACTCATTGGTTTAAGGGCTTCCTTGACTCCGACGCGGACATCTACCAGCAGGCATACCAGATTTACGATAACCCATACCTCGACCCGGCGTTTATCGAAAACCTCGAAAGAGAGTACGCAGGAACGGTCTATTTCGACCGCTACATACTCGGCAGATGGGTGGCGGCAGAGGGCATCGTCTTCCGTATGTTTGCGAATGACCCCAAAAAGTTCTTTATTCCCCCGGAGAGCGTGCCGAAACAGCAGCTTACAAAGGTGAGCATCGGCATCGACTTTGGCGGCAACGGCTCTGGAACAGCATTTGTCGCAACGGGATTTGTCAACGGATACCAGAAAATCATCGGACTTGCTTCCGAGTACCATAAGGGCGAAATCGACCCCGAAAAACTCGACAAACTCGCGGTAGAGTTTGGAAAGAGAGTCATCGCAAAGTACGGCAGAGCCGACAAGGTGTACTGCGACTCCGCAGAGCCTATCTTGATACGCGGCATAAAGCGCGCCTACGCAAGAGCGTCTATGCCGTGCCAAGTTACCTACGCGGCAAAGACCGAGATAAACGGCAGAATACGCCTCACCGTGCGCCTGATGAACACGGGACGCTATTTCTGGACGGAGGACGCGGAGACGCTGGCAAAAGCGCACCGCGAGGCTCTTTGGGACTCAAAAGTAAAGACCGAAGATGTGCGCCTCGACGACGGAACGACAGACATCGACACGCTCGACGCCTTTGAGTATTCGATAGAACAGGACGCGAACAGGCTTATTACCTGATAACTTCACAGAAAGGAACTACGCAAATGATTTCTCTTATCAGTAGCGGAGCAAAAGAGATCCGCAGGAACGCCATCGTGTCCGACGATATGGTGAGAGCGATTGAAGTGTGGGAGCAAATGTATCGCGGAGAAGTCCCGTGGAGAACGCCGGACAAACGCGACTGGCTCAACCTCCCCAGCAAGATTGCAAACGAAATCGCCACAAAGGTCACGAACGAGGCAGTCATAAGAATACAGCCGTCCGAGGAGGCAAACGCGGCGGACGGTATTACCCAAACACACCAGCCGCAGGAGGGCGCAGGGCAGAACACGGAGGCAGGAAAGAAACTCGAACGCTGGCAGTACATCGAAAAGGTGTTGAAGCCCGTAAAAAGCAAACTTTCCATTTACACCGAATACGCCTGCGCATTTGGCGGTATATGCTTCAAGCCGTATGTGAACGGAAACAACGAAATCGCAATCAGCATTTTCAATGCAAGCCGATTTTTCCCCACAGCATTCACGGCGGCAGAAGAAATACAGTCGGGCTTTTTCCTCGACCAGAAGAAAAGCGGCGACTATTGGTATTGCCGCATCGAGCAGCACGAGTGGGACGGAGTCAGAAAATACACCGTCACAAACACTTGTTACAAGTCGCAGAGCGCGGACGCGCTTGGCAATCCTTGCCCCCTTGCGGAAGTTGAAGACTGGAAGAACATCGAAGCAGTCGTCGAAATGGACGGCGTTTACCACCCTCTTTTCGCATACTTCGGCATTCCCCTCGGCAACACCGTAGACCAGACATCTCCCCTTGGCGTTTCCACCTACCACAGAGCGATGGATAACATCGAGACAGCGGATAAGCAATACCAGAGACTTTTATGGGAGTACGAGGGCGGCGAAATGGCGGTCGATGTTTCGGAAGACGCGCTCGGCGTTGACAAGCAGGGCAACCCCATCATACCGCAGGGCAAAGAGAGGCTGTTCCGCACGAACGGCGTACCTATCACAGCAACGGGAAACAAGTTGATGGAGGTCTTTGCACCGACGCTCCGCGACGCTTCCTATACAAGCGGCTTGCAGACGACCCTGAAAATGGTCGAGGACGATGCGGCACTCGCAAGAGGCACATTCTCCGACCCCGAAAAAGACACGCGCACGGCGACGGAAATTCGCCAGCAGAAGCACCGCACCTACGACACCGTACACAAGATACAGCAGGCGTTAGACGCAGCTTTGCATAACCTTGCACACGCCATCGACGCTATGCTCACCCTTTACAACATCTGTCCGCCCGGCAAATGGGCGTATTCCGCGTCTTGGGACGACTCGGTAATCGAGGACGCAGACACCGAGAGAATGAGCGACCGCGAAGATGTACGCGACGGTCTTATGGCCGCGTGGGAATACCGCGTGAAATGGTACGGCGAAACGGAGGAGCAGGCGCGCAAAGCCGTCAAGGAACTCGAAAAGCCCAGCGACGACGATATTATGGGCTTTACCGCAGGCAACAAAGGCGGAGGAGGCGACCCACCGACAGAGCCGCCTGCAGGCGAGGGCGCGAAGAAATGAGACGGGAGGCGATGATATATGCTGACCCCTGCGCAGCTTATGATACTTCCTGAACCATTGCTCGACCTTTTCGGAGAGTTGGAAGCCGACATTATGGCGGACATTTGCGCCAGAATAGTGAAGCACGGCGGAATGACCGCGTCCTCTGTCTGGCAGATTGAGAAACTGAAAGAGATGCGCGGACTCGATAAAACGGCGACGCGCTCTATTGCAAAGGCTCTCAAAGTCTCCGACGCAAAGGTGGGAGACATTCTCCGAGAGGCAGGCGCAAAGGCGTTGGCGGTCGATGAAGCCGTGTATCGCGCGGCAGGGCTTGCCACAGGGCAATTCGTCTATTCGCAGGCTCTCAACGATGTGTTGAAAGCAGGCATCGCGAAGACCAACGGTCTGTTGCACAATTTCTGCAACACGACCGCGCTGGACGCTTCAAAAGCCCTCGGCAATTCGCTCGACAAATCTTACCTCGGCATTGTTACAGGAAACCTCGACCCAGCAACGGCGATACGCAGGAGCGTAAAAGAGATCGCCAGCAAGGGCATCGAGGCTGTTGCATATCCCAGCGGACACGCAGACTCGCTGGAAACAGCCGTGCGCCGGGCTATTCTCACGGGCGCAAACCAGACCACAGCAGAACTCCAACTCGCAAGGGCGGACGAACTCGGAAGCGACCTCGTCGAAGTTACCGCACACGCCGGAGCGAGACCCGAACACGCGGAATGGCACGGGCAGATATATTCCAGAAGCGGAAAGACCAAAGGCTACAAGGACTTTTACGCATCGACGGGATATGGAAGCGGCGACGGGCTTTGCGGCTGGAACTGCTATCACAATTTTTACCCCTACATACTCGGCTTTTCGACTCCTACATTCTCCTCGGAACGAAGCAAAAACAACGACGCAGAGTACGAGACCCAGCAGGAGCAAAGAGCATTGGAGAGGGCGGTGCGAGCCTCCAAGAAAGAGGTGCTGGCACTCGATGCCGCGAGAAAGGCGGCAACGACCCCGGAAACCTACGCGCAGCTTGATGAAGAGTTTTCAAGGGCTTCGCGGACACTTGCGAGCAGGCGCAAACGCCTCGAAACATTCCTCGACAGCCATAGCGGATTTTTCTCCGCTTCCGATAGAACGGCTGTGGGCGGCTTCGACAGGAGCATCGCCAGCAAAGCGGTATGGGCGGCAAAGAGAGCCAACTGACCGCGTATTTCCATTTGGTTATTCGTGACACGGGAAGCCACGAAAAACATATTTCTCCGAACTGTGCGCGGAGTATAAATCGCACGGAAATCACGCAGAGCAACTGCGACAACAAAGCGTAGATTAAGGAGGATAAACCTATGAAAAGAGAATTTCTCAAATCACTCGGACTCGCGGACGACGTAATCGAAAAGATTATGGCGGAACACGGCACTTCCGTTCAGGCAAAGACCGACAGGATCGCCACGCTCGAACAGGAGGCAGCAGCGTCCAAAACGCAAATCGAGGGACTGGCGGCGCAGATTTCCCAAAGAGACGCAGACATCGCCGAATTGCAGAAGCACAAAGGAACGGCGGAGGAACTTTCCGGAAAGCTCTCCGAACTCCAGCAGAAGTACGACGACGATACCAAGGCTCTTAACACCAAACTCACCGAGCAGGCGAACGACTTCGCCGCAGAAAAGTTCCTCGACGGCTACAAGTTCACCTCAAAGGCGGCACGCAGAGCCGTCCTCGCAGACTTCCGCAAGGCAGAGGGCGTCAAGTATGTTGACGGACAGATTGTCGGCGGCAAGGAATTTATGGACAAATATATGGCTGACGAGCCTGACTGTTTTGTTCCCGAGGACGGAGGCAAAGGCGGCGATGATGGCAACGGCGCAGGCGGCAACGGCGGCGCAGGAGCAGGAGGTAACGGAGGCTTCCCCAGATTTACACCTCCCGGTGGCGGTCAGGGCGGCGGACAGGACGGCAACGGCGGAAATGGGAACTTCGATTTTTCGGGCTTTAACCTCGTAAGACCGCTTCCCACCCAGAAATAAAAATCTTTATAAACGAAAGGAATTACTACAATGGGATTTGAAAAACAGACTTTGAACTACGCAAAGCAGTACAGCTCGCATCTCGCGCAGGCATACCCCTATGTTTTGCATTTCGGCAAACTGTACGCTACCCCCAACAACGGCAGATACCGTTGGCTTAACGGAAAGACGATTGAGGTCCCTCACATCGTTACCTCCGGCAGAACCGCAGGCGACACCGACAGCATCGGTGCAAAGGCGCGCCGCTACAACAACGAGTGGTTCCCCCTCACCCTGCGTAACCACAGAAAGTGGGGTACTCTCGTACACCCCACCGACATCGACTTCACGAACGGCACGGCAAGCATCCAGAACATCACTCAGGTTTACAACAATGAGCAGAAGTTCCCCGAAATGGACGCTTATCTCGTGAGCCGTCTCTACGCCGACTGGCGTGCGCTTGGCAGAGTGCCTTACACCGACACCCTGACCGTCGACAACATTCTCGCTATCTTCGACAGA